TCGTCCTGTTTATCCCCGAACATGGTCGAAACGGTTCACAAAGGCCCGATGACTGGTAATCTCTAGAAAATGACACTAGAACTGGTAGAAAATAAACCAGCCCTTACAGGGGCTGTGATGCCTCGCCTGCATACGCCATGGGTCGAAGGCGAATCTAAGGTAGATGCCATTATTGAACTTGCCGAACGTATCGGCCAGCCTCTACTGGAGTGGCAGATCGTGATCCTGCGAGATATGTGCGCTGTAGATGAAAACGATCAGTTTGTAAAAAAATCTAGCTTGTTAGTTTGCAGCCGCCAGTCCGGTAAGAGCCACGTTCTGCGTATGCGCGTACTAGCTGGGCTGTTCTATTTTGGCGAGATGAATATACTCATTATGAGTTCGCAGATGCTTATGGCCTCTAAGTCGCTAGAGATTATGGCAGGCATTATTGATCGCAACGAGTTCCTACGCAGTCAGGTAAAGGGCGGCAATATTGAGAAGGCTTACAAGCGCACTAATGGCAATAACCGAATCATCCTAGAATCGGGTGCAGAGGTTCGCGTAGTAGCTGCGACTGCAGACTCTAGCCGTGGATTAACGGCCGATGTAGTCTGGATCGATGAGCTGCGCCATGTCGGCACAGAGGCGTTAGATGCCGTAAAGAGTACAACCCTTACTCGCCCTAATTCGCAGCGGTTTTATACTTCCAATGCTGGATTTAAAGATAGCCACGTACTCAACGATATGCGTGAAAGATCGCTTAATAAGCCGCCTAAGTCGGTGGGCTATTACGAGTACAGCGCGCACGATGGCTGTGATATTTGGGATCGATCTGCCTGGGCGATGGCTAACCCGTCATTAGGCTTACTGATAACTGAAGCCGCCATGGAGGAGATAGTTGCTACCTCCGATTACAGCGCGGTAATGACTGAGAACTTATGCAAATGGGTAGGCACAGACTTATCACCGTGGACACCTGGCAGCTGGGAGGAGTGTGCCGATCCTGATCTAATTATCAGCCCTGGCATGTACTCAATGTTTGCCTTTGATCTTGAGCCACACGCAAAACGCCACGCAGCTTTAATGGCAGGGGCTATATTGCCCGATGGCCGCATAGGTATCAGCCTGGTTAAAACATGGGAATCAGATCGTGCGATCGATGAGCTAAAGATCGCCGTAGATATTAAAGGCTATTGCGATGAGTGGATGCCTAAGCAAGTCCTGTTCGATAAATATACTGGGCAGGCTATTGCCGATCGCTTACATGTATCAGGCGTAAAGGTAGAGGATTGCTCAGGCTCGCAGTTCTATACAGCTTGTTCGACCTTTAAAGATTACATAGACAATAAGCGCGTAGTTCACGGCGATCAAGAATTCTTAAATGAGTCCATGGATAACGTAGCTGCTAAAAGTAACGATCAAGCCTGGAGAATTATTCGCAAGCGATCCAGCGGCAGCGTAGCCGCGCCGATCAGCGCAGCCATGCTGGTTATGCACCTATCTAAGCCGTTACAGGAAGCCAAGATATACGCCTAGCGACACGCCGAACAGAATCGGTAATGTGCTTGACAATTTGAGAAAATCCCACCTATGGGATTACTGGAAACTTTAGGCTTTAAGGGTAAGGCAGAAGTTACTGCCCAATATGCCCCTGCCATCATGGATACCAGCTACGGCGTAGGCATGTACAGCTATAACAGCGGCCTATCAAATTACGGTTATGGCGTTGCCATGGATCGCAATTTAGCACTGCAGGTTGCCAGCGTTAGCCGCTGCAGAAACCTTATAGCAGGCGTAATTTCCAGTATCGATCTTGGTTTATACAAAAAATCTACAGGTAAAAAATTAGAGTCCCCGGTATGGCTAGATCAAATGGATATTCGCCAACCACGCAGCGTTACGATCGCCTACCTGGTCGATGCGTTGCTGTTTTATGGGGTTGGGTATCTTAGGGTTTCATCGTTGTACCAGGATGATAATCGCCCATCAGGTTTTGAATTTATATCTAATACACGCGTTACCGTAACTACAAACAAGTACGGCGATGAAGTTGAATATTATGCAGTCAATGGCGAACGCGTACCGATGTCTGGTATTGGTTCGCTAGTTACATTTCAATCGCTACTGCCAGGTGTATTACAAACTGGCGGTCGCACTATTCAAGCTGCGTTAGATATTCAAAAGGCTGCTGCCGTTGCAGCTGCTACGCCAATGGCTACTACAATCTTAAAAAATACTGGTGCAGATTTACCAGAGGCGCAAGTACAAGGTTTACTCGCAGCTTGGAAATCGGCGAGAAATTCGCGTTCAACTGCATACTTAACTAGCACTTTAGAGGCGCAAAATATTGGTTTTAGCCCTAAAGATATGACATATAACGAAAGCAGCCAGTACCTTGCTACAGAGATCGCGCGTTTAATGAACGTGCCTGCGTATTACATAAGCGCAGATATGAATAACAGCATGACATATCAAAATATTTTAGATGGCCGTAAAGAATTTGTAGCCTACTCATTACAACCATTTATAAGCGCAATAGAAAACCGTTTAAGCATGGATGATCTAACTGCGCACGGTAACGTAGTACGTTTTGCTATCGATGAAACTTTCCTACGCGCAGATACTATGGCGCGACTTGACTCAATAGAAAAAATGTTAAACCTTGGCTTAATTGATGTTGAACAAGCTCAGCAGATGGAACAGCTAACACCTAATGGATCAGGAGATACTGCAAATGTTGCACTTAACGTTTAATAACTCAATCGAGGCGGCAGATGGTGAACGCCGCATTATTTCTGGAAAGATCGCGCCATATAACGAAGTTGGTTACACATCTGCTGGGCCAGTTGTATTTGAACGCGGATCTATTGCAATCGCAGATGAAACTAAGGTCAAATTATTAATGCAGCATCAAAGTACCCAACCCGTTGGGCGCATGTTGGCCAATTCTGTAAAAGATAATACAGATGGCGTTTATGCATCGTTTAAAATTTCAAGTAGCAGCCGGGGACAGGATGCACTTGTACTAGCTCAGGAAAACCTTGTATCTGGTTTATCCGTTGGTGTGGATGTATCCGCATCAAAACAGATGAAAGGCTACCTGTTAGTTACCGCTGCAGTCCTGAAAGAAGTAAGCCTAGTAGAGTCGGCTGCTTTTGATTCAGCGGCCGTAACTGATATTGCAGCTGCTAAAGCTGCACTAGAAGCAGCAAGTACCAAAACCACAATCATCCATACAGAGATGATTGAAACCGAAACCGAAACCGAAACCGAAAGCGAGGCAGCTGTGACTACAGCCCCTATTGATACACCGGATGTACCGGCAGAAAAACCAGTCGAGGCTGCACCAGTTCAAGCAGCTCGCCCAATTATTCGCCCATCCGTATTAGACAGCCAGACAGTACGCACACCAATCACATCTATGGGCAAGTACACAGAGCATAAAATTAAAGCCGCTATGGGTAACCAAGATTCAATGCTTTATGTAACAGCTGCAGATGATTCTTTCAGCACTAACCCAGGCTTTAACCCAACACAGTACCTAAGCGAGTTTGTTACTAACACACGTTTTGGTACACCTACTATCGATGCATGTAGCCAAGGCGTTTTGCCACCTACAGGTATGACAATCAACGTGCCTTCACTTGTGACATCTGCAGGCGGCGGTACAGGCGTAGCACCTGTTGTAACAGTCGAAGCAGAAGCAGGCGCAGTACAAAATACAGGCATGGAAAGCCCATTTCTTTCTGGAACTGTATCTAAGTACAGTGGCATGAATACGCTATCCGTAGAATTGTTAGAAAGAGCTGGATACCCTGGCTTTTATGACGAGCTTACACAGCAACTACAAAATGCTTATTTAACAGCTATCGATACAGCCGCACTAGTAGCATTACAAGCTGCTGGAACTGCTGCCACACCTACAACAGCAGATAGTGCTGGCATTATTTCTTACTCATCAGAGGCAGCAGCTTTTATTTATAAAAGCACTGGTTACTTTGCGCAAAATTACATTGGAAACCCTTCACAGTACCAGGCATTATTAGGTGCTGTGGATACAACTGGCCGCCCAATTTATAACGCAATTCAACCAATGAACGCAGCTGGACAAGTCGCACCTTCATCAATTCGCGGCAACGTATTAGGTCTTGATCTGTATGTAGATAAGAACTTTACTGCAACTACTTTTGACGATAACTCAGCAGTAATCCTTGCACCTGAGGCATTTACTGTTTATCGCAGCCCACAGGCTTTCATGTCTGTAAATGTAGTTTCTAACCTGCAGGTTCAGGTTGCTATCTACGGCTTTATGGCCACTATTGCAAAAATGCCTAATGGCATTGTCAAATACCAGAAGGCATAACTAATAACCCTGATAGTCGGTAGGGCATTAGCCCTTTGCCCTACCGACCCTAACTAAGTAAGGAGTACCGAGATGCCAGCAAGTTATGTCACCGTAGCCGAACTGCGTACCAATCTTGGTATCGGTACTCTTTACTCAGATAGTACGGTCGAGGAAGTTTGCCAATCTGCTCAGGATCAAATTAACAGTTTCCTTTGGTTTGATTCTGCGCCAGTCGTGGGGACTGCATTGGTAAATAACGTTGCAACCGTAATGATCGCTAACCCCGGCATATTTACTACGACGGAATCGGTAACTATTGCCGGGGCTGGATCAACCTTTAACGGCACTTACACAATTACAGGCACTATCCCATTTTCAACAGGTACATCTAATATCTTGCCTGCGTTTAATCTGCAGCTAAACTATTTCCAATACCCACAGGGTTATAGTTTCATCCAGTATGCCAAGGTTGCAGCTAATCAGAATTTCCGCCGTGTATTGCCTTATGGCACTGCAACAGGCGAGGATACAAAGACAGCCACCTACGTCAATACCGCAAGCGTTAGAGAAGCTGCGATGATCTTGGCCGTGGATATTTGGCAAGCGCGCCAGGTATCCCAAACAGGCGGCGTAGGACTAGATGGCTTTAGCCCTAGCCCTTATCGCATGGGCAACAGCATGATAGGCAAAATACGCGGCCTGCTGGCCCCGTACATGAACCCGAATAGCATGGTGGGGTAAATGCCTACCGCTGCAATTACCACGCTGCGTAGCACCATCGCAACGGCTTTAACCAATAACGGCGTATGGTCGGTATTTGCTTACCCACCTGCAACCATCCTGGCTAACAGCTGCGTAGTGATCCCAGCCGATCCATACCTAACGCCTAGCAATAATAGTTATATAACTATCTCGCCTATGGCTAATTTTAAGATTCTGCTAACCGTGCCAATGTTCGATAACCAGGGCAACCTGCAAGGCATCGAGGATTTTATCGTTGCAGCCTATACAAAACTAGCTGCATC